GGTCTCTATTTTTTATTATAATAGCATCTGGTGCTACCCCTAAACTATGACCAAAAGATGTTTGACTACCAGAACCAGTATATGTACAAATATCAAAACCTGCTGTGGTGTTTACTTGTGAAACTGTTTCTCTACCAATATCACCACCTGCTGAAATAGTTGTTGTTGTTCCACCATTTGCTTTCCATGCCCACGAAATATAAGTATTATTTGATGTTCCATTAATATCATTATTTGTTCCGGCTTGAAATCCATCACTTTGAAATGCTTGAAATCTATTTGTAACT